GTTGAGATAAACTTCCATCGTGAATACTTTTTCTTCGGGTTCTTGGGGTCAACCATAAAGGATCCTAATGCATACTTTTTCTCCCACATTTTGATGATGTAATTCATAGGAGTTATGCGAGAGTTCCTAAAGATGTCCCCAAGCAAGAACCAAACATCTTCAACATCAAGATCTGGATAGTTATAACGAGGGCTCTTGAAATACCGAGCAATTGATTCTTGCTCATTTGCATATGTTCGGTACTCTTCAGTTCTCCTCCATTCAACAGCTTTCACCCTCAAAGGGTCAAGGTTGTGGTCAACATACATCTTCCTGTTATGAATGCCTTGTTGCCATGAAGTCCCTGTGACCAACCAAGAAGCATACTTTGAGGATGAAGCAAACCGAGAAGGATCATTCAGTTCAACATTGATGGGCCATCCAGCATCTTTCATAATGTCCAAAGTTGCCTGAACATGATCAGCATCATAGCTGTGGTTACCACCCAAGATGTAGGATGGCAAACCCAAGTCACTTACAACTATAGCCAATTTTGAAACAGTGTTTCTCATGACTGAAACAAAACCACTACTATTCGCTTTAGGCCTAAAACCGGACTTGGTCATGTATTTGCGTGAAACAAAATTCCATTCAACCATGATGTTGGCCAAATCTACTGCAACAGCAGTCAATTGCCAGCTAACAAACTCCACAAACTCCGTAGAGAAGAGGGAAACAAACATAGCCAAGCAATTGAACATAACTCCTAATGCAAATATGATGGTGCCAGGGTTAAGTGAAAATACAGCAACAACAAGAATGATATAATACCTTAAAAGGGAGAAGACTTTCTTGATGGGCTTGAAATACAACGCAATGAAGAAGTTTAAGCTCCACAACACAACAAGGAGCCAAACCTTAGGGCCTGGCAACAATTGGTCATGAAGGATGACTATGAATCTAGACCAAACCATACTGGTCAGCTCAAAATAATTGGCAAAAGAGCCATCTGGAACAAAACACATAAGAATTTTTGATTGAAATTGACCTAGCAATCTGTCATCTCCCAAATCAAACAAGGCTGCACACCATGTGACAGAAGTCACACCTAGATTATGCCATGTGGCATTAGTATCACACCAAAGTGCATATTTGGGCCCAACGGCAACTATGAACTTGTACTCATTCCTAATAAAAGAACGGGCACAAACCAGGAGCCAGAAGAATATAAATGCAGACAACAGATGCATATTGGAAACAACGCCAAAAACCACCAAAGGTGCTGGCAAAAACCAATAAAAAGATAAAATGATGAATGGCCAGATGGCCATCAGAAAAACCAAAAGGGTGACTATAAAAGTCAACCCAAAAACCACGATGCTTTTAAACAAGCACTCCAGTGGAAAAAGGATAAAAGACAAAAATC